TGTGGCAGGATGAGTGAGATCCACGCCAGGCGGCTTGCTGAGAATGTGCATGAGTCTTTCCACAATCAATCGCTGTGAGTGTTCCAGCTGTCCGGGAAATTTCTGCAGGAATGCTTCACGACTGGCTGCATTGACCTTTTGCATGATCTTGGTGTCATCCGCACGCCGTGCTTCCACAGCAGAATGGATCATGCCATCTCTTAGAGTGTGGTCAGAGGTCATGCTTCAAGATCCCAAGGATTCTGTGCAGCACGCTGGTCCAGGCTGATAAAGTCTCTGTCCACATAAACTACCCACTGATTGGTGTCATTGTACTTCATGGTCTGCATCATGGCTCGCAAGCGGCGACCAATGGGAGTGAGTGTGCCGTCTTCACGCTGCACCAGTTGTTCACCTGTGCGTGGATCCACCCACTTGATGATCTCTGGTCTCATGCGGCCAAACTTGTCAATCTTCTCACCGTGTGGGCGTGGCTCAATTGGACCATGCACTTCATAGGTTATGGTGCCATTGGTGTACTTGCGGAATGTGCAGTGCATCTTGCGACCTTGAGCACGATACTCAGGATCAGAGTGTGGCACAAACGCAGTGTAAAATTGATTCTGCACTTGTTCAATGGGTGGGATTTCAGCTGATCTTGGCGGCAGCGTTTTTAATGGCTCTTCAGGCACTAGGTCAGTCTTGTCCAGGTAAGGATTGTCATGACCAATAAATTTAGGATCAACAGGCTCGCCATTCAGCACATCCATGGCCACTTGATATTTCATCTTGTTGGCACGGCCTTTCAGATTCAGCACTGTGCCTGTTTCATCATACACAAAGCGTTCAAGGTCTCGTGCTGTGGGAAAGTCTGTCATCAAGCCTTCAATGTCAAAGTCTCGATCAGGTGTGGTAGGCTCTACTGGCCGAGCAAGCACAGCCTTTTCGGCTCGGGTTTCTTTGGGAGTAGGTTTGGGAGCGTCGTCCCAGATGTTGCTGTCATCAGCGGAGGCGGGGGTTTTGTTCATATCATATCCTTTCTAAACAAATCAAAAACACTTGCCTGTCCTGAACAGGCAAGTGTGGGGGTTACTTAATAACCAGATGAGGCGCCTAGTGCGCCTTTTCTTGCGGCACCAGACTTTTGTTTGCCTGCATTGCCTTTTGTGGGACCGCGTCCTACATTGGTTGTGGCATGAATGCCTTCCACAGCAGGATCACGAAAGCCTTTCATACCACGGCCTCTAGCTGCAAATGCATCTGTGATCATGTTGGCCAGTTCAGACTTCTCTGATCCTGACCGGGCCTTTTCAGACATGAAGTCTGCTCGCTTGGTGCCTGCTGATTGATTGCCTGTGGTAGGGCCACGCTTTTGATTGATGGCCTTGGCTTGTGGGTTTGCTGTTGATTTCATAATGAGTTCCTTGATTAGCGTACAATTGCACCTGGGGTCACATACACATTGCCTGTGCCTGAATGTCCAGCTGCTGAAATATAAAGATTGCCTGTGCGGTAAGCACTGTCAATGGCCAGTAGCGCATAACCATAAGGCGGAATGATGGCTCCAATGCCATTGGCACCAGAATCAGGAACTGACGCATTGGTGTCCTGTGAGTTGAATGAATAATTCACAGCCACAATGTTGGCTGAGTCTTCATTAACACAGTACAACACATCTGGCATGCCATACGCTGCTGTGTCAAATGTAATTGAAGTGTCGGTTGAGTCATCAGTGTATTCAATGACCATTGATGCGCCTTGAGGGATAAATGGAACCATTTGGGTCTATTCCTTAATATTGTTTCTTGGGGCCGTAGTTGAAGTCGTTCTGACCTGCGGCTGTGGTTGGCTTGGTGCCTTTTGTGACTGTGCCATATCCTGGACCACCTGATTGACCCACACGGATCGAGTCTGGATTTGACGGCCGCTTGGGCATCACTGTGCCGCCTGGGTTACGCACCTGGCTGCCACGGTTGATGTTGTCACGAACGCTGCCTTGAGCTGGCAGTTTAGGAGTGGCTGCGGTCATGGGCTTGCGACCACGGTCCTGTGTGACAGAACTAGCCAAGTTGCGTGGCACATCACAAGAGCCATCATTGCCAGTACGGTTTGGTGCCTGTGCTTTTTGTACCAGGCGACCATCATTCATATGGCCTGACCATTGGTTGGTCATGTATTTGGAACTGCGGCTGGGAGCCATTGACTCCATGCCATCAAAGTTCATGTTGCGGTCTGATTGTGTTCCTGCTGCTTTCATTTTGACTTTCCTTTTGATTTCATGGCCGCCTTCATGCTTTCTTTGCGGTTGCCATTTTTATTCACATCCATGAAGTCTGGCTTCATGCCTGCCGCGGCTTTTGTTTTTTTGGTCTTGGCGTTGGTTGCAGTTCTTGCACCACGCTGGGGTAGGCTCATCTTCATTTGACTTTTCCTTTTGGTTTCTTTGCTGTCTTTGCTGAGGCACGAAATGCCTCAGCGGTGGGTGCGCCTCGAGAGCCTGGCTTTCTCATGCGTTCACCAGAACCCGCCTCAATGCGTTCACGCTTGGCTCTGATATTGGCATACAATCCTGGTTTCTCTTTCATATCAACACTTCCATCTTGCTCTAGCGGCCCGACCGCGTTCTCCAGTCCAACTCTCACTTCTAGCACAAAAACTTTTATGTCTTGGTCCTGTGGCAGTGGGAGCCTTTAGATTTGAGCCAGTGGCTGCATTGTATTTCTTACGACCTTTTGCAGTCAAACCAGCACCACGGCTTACAGGCAATTTCTCGCCACGCTTGACAGATAGTTTAACAGCCTTCTTCATAGTGTTATTTAGTTGGCGGCTTTTAATCCAGCGATTTGAGCTATGGCTTCTGCAAAAGCACGCTGCTTGGCCTGAATGGTATCCTCTGAATCAGTTACTTCAACATCAAACAGGTTTGAAGCCACTTTGTCTACCAAGAGTCGTTCATACACCACACGGTGTTTTCTATCACCTTCCACAATGGTGTCACGGTAGCCTTCCATGAGACTGGTGATGAATGGTTTGCCTATCACACGCTCAGCTTCTTCCAACAACTGCTTGCCAGAGATCTTGTTGGTTGAACCTTTGGGACGGCCACCGCCCACTCTTGCTCCACCGCGTGAGGAGATCTTCTTGCGAGGCTTTCGGACCTTTTCATCCAGGTAGTCAATTGAAATTGTTTGTTTTTCCGTTTCCATACAGATATTTAGCCAATGTGTTAAATAACTGCATGAAACTGCCCAAATTGAAATACTATTATTATGCCATGACTTCAGATGCCTACATTGACTTTGCTGTGCGGCGGCAGCTTGAAGTGTCACCCACTTTGACCATTGATGTTTTGACAGGCACTGTGTCAGGGCGTACTCAGCTGATCCTGGGTGCTCAGACCATTCTAGTGGATGAATACTTTAGAGCTCAACACAAGAACTATGCCCAGCCCTTGTATGTGTTGCGTATCAGCCACACTTGTATTGACCGCAAACATTTGAAGCCTATTGCTCCTGATCTATTCAGCTACAGTCAGACCCTGACCATTGACCATTGTGGTGTGGAAAGGATTGAATTGGCAGCACAGCCAGTTGGGCCAATTCTGTCCAAACAATAGGCACCGCTGAAATATAACACATGTAATACTCAAGTATTAGTTGTAGAAATCCCACAATACCCTACTGCCATTAGGGTTTTGTTTGACTGCTAAATGTCTTTTTGCTATACTAATGACTTACTAACAACGCTTTAAGGAGCATGAGATGACAACTACATGTGTAAATTTTTATGTTGAATCTTCAGAAGATCCTGTTTTGGATCCTGTGTTGGTTCAGTCTGAATCCGATCCAATGCGTAAGTTTTACATTGCAAAATACAAGCGTGTGCCTGGAGAAAAATTTTGGATGGATGGTTTTAAATTGGCCAAAAGCAAAAGTTGGGGATTGGTAGCCAGTGGCAATGATTATCGTTATTCTTTTGTTTTTGCCAACCGCAAACAAGCAGAACAAGCCCGCAAAGAGTTAGAGGCCGCAGAATGAAATACACTATTATCAATACTCGTGGTGAAAGTTGGTATATTACTGCTAACAATCAGCAAGCGGCTGAAGACCAGTGGTATTCACTAACACGGTATCGTAAAGGAAGAATATCGTTGATCTGGAAAGAATGTAAAGTGGTGGAGGCCGCAGAATGAACAAACCCTATTGGCACAGTGAAACAAACTGCGGGCCGTGGACCGAAGAGAGACAGCAAGATCTGATTGAAGAACTTACCTACGCACTAACATACAGAAGTTTAACACCAGAAGAACGAGTATGGCTCAAGGAGGCCGCAGAATGAAACATCAACTGTTGCTGGATCGCCTGCGTATCCAATCTATCATACAACGCCTGCGACGCGAACACGGAGATGATGTGTGTCTTGACCTAATTCGTCAAGCACTTGAATTGGAAATGCAATTGAAGGTGCCCGTTAAATAGGGCAATGCAAACAAGAGTTTTCTACAGACGCGGAGTGAATCGCGGTTGGTATGCCAACATCACTCAAACACAGCCCTATGAACAACGGGTCTTGACTTTTTTGGCGGAGTGGCAGGGTAGAACTCAATTGCCCAAGGTGTGCCTTCACACAGTCTATTCCAGCGATCCGTCATGGCCTGTGGCAAGTCGCGACCCAGGCTCAACTGATGAATCATATCAGTAAGTAGGTCTTCAGGTGAGTAGTATTCACCGCTGCGACTGCGACGAAAGTCTGCGTGTGGTTGTGAGAACCACTGCGCAAGATCCGCATCCAGTTCCAGTATGCCCAGGATGTCTTCAGCTGTGGCTGTCAGCCACTGGGTCAATCGCTGATATTCATCAGGTCTCTGTTTGATGTAAACAGTTGCGTATTTCACACCGGGTCTGGGTGTCATTTCCCTCAGTGCGGTGTATTCAAAGCGTGCCATAGTAGTTTTCCTTTGTTGTATTTATTTTTTCTGACAAAAATCTGGTATTTGACACTCAAGGACTATATAAGTGTGAAGGGACATAGCAACAAGGTTGACGGGCCAAATAACAATACCGTTGGTGAATCCGTTCTGATGTGTGACGGCAACCCAATCCCAGCATTGCTACTGGGGCTTTTGAACACTACCCGCAAGGATGCCTTAAACTACGACCGAGAAGTCAGATGTTTGTTCAATCGTAATGGTTTCAAGTGAGTGGGAAACACGCCGCAAGGTACCCCACATGGCAACAGAATACGGACTCCATATTCCTCTGTTGCTTGCGTATGATGGACACTGAAATGGGAGACAGCAAAACCTGCCCAGCCAGCAATGGTGTGTTGATATGGATCTGCGATGGCTGCCCATTGGAATCACGCTTGCACAGCGTGATTCTGACTCCAACATCGCCCAGGTCTCAACTGACAGAAAGAACATATTGAGCGGCGAAAGACGCTCAATAGATCTCGCAAGAGATCTCCTTACTATGTAAACTACACACATGAAGAACTACTACAATGTATATGCTCACACTCGTATGCCATTTGGCCGTTATCGAGGTTGGTATCTCAAGAACATTCCTGATGACTATATCATCTGGGCTGTAAAGAACATCTCTGACAGAGCCACTGCTGACATGTTCTCAATTGAACTACAAAGACGACAGCCTAAATTACGCAAATCTGTTTGATGATATAAATAAACTGGACAGTGGTGTGGAGGATGGCAACAATCGCGTTGCTGTTCTTAAACGCAGAGTGAGATTGGCACTCCCCAAAATTGCCTGTAGGTAAAGTGATAGGCAAACATGTTCCTGATCGATCGTGTTGTTTTGGTCCTTTCAAGTTAGCGGATGCTATTGCCATGGTGTCTGATCCTAGCCAATCCTGCACCACTGTCACCCATTCATTAAAAAGCCCCTGACGGGGCTTTTTTTATTTTCTCAACTGATAGTAGTCCAAGCCACCTGGTCTGTAGCGATGGTTCTGTCGCATCACACGATGTATGTCTGTGCGGTCGCCAATGATTAAATGATCAGGATTGCAGCAGGCCATGTTTGAACAGGTGTGTACCACATACTCTGACGAGTCAATTGGCCGGTCATAGTGAATTCTAGCACTGATTCTGTGTGTGGTGGTCATGATTTTGGTACCATCCTCACGCCAGGCACCCATCATGCCATAGCCTTGACGATGCCGACCTGCTGTCCAATTCACACAGTCTGAGTTGGGATCAGTCTGTTGATTGCTGTGATAGTAGTCCATGTTGATCCAAAGATCATGTATTCTGGTGCGTGTGAGTCTGGGTCTGCCCATGTTTTGTTCCTGGTTATGTTTATTTATGTTAAATAAGTGCAAAGGATCAATTATGAACTGGACATGGCAATCAACCACAGGCGCAGATGTGCCGCACATTGTGCAAATGGCTCAGAGCCATTTTGAAACTGAAATAGATACAATTTTTACACCAGATCCTGTGGTGTATGCCAGAAACTTGACCTTGGCCACAGTGCAACAATTTTACAATCCTGGCTCAGAGCTGTTAAAAGTGGCTAAATGCACACAAACTGACCGCTTGTTGGCCTATACCTGGGCTATCTCAAACGAAAAAACCCCCTGGTCAGATGATGCCATGATTTGTGCAAAGATGGCACATGTGGACTTGGCTCTGCCTGTTCGTCAGCGATTACGGCTGGTTACTGGAATGATTGTGCTTTGGGAGACTTGG